GTAGGATTGTCCGTGGGTCGGTAAGGAGAACAGGTCTAATTAAGTGTGTCGATATGAGCACCCAACGTCTCTTCTCCGGAATGGCAGGTGACACTAGCCGCTTCAGCCGCAAAGACCACCAGCCGCCACGCCCCTTGCCGTAAGGGCGGATCGACTAGAAATGAAACAAACGTAATGGTGCTATCCAATAGGAGCCGAAAGGGGCTGCATAGGTGTACTGCGCTACTGGTCTTGCAAACCAGATAACAGTACAAGGTAGATGTATCGGGGTGACGCATGTCACATTGTCCGCAGACTACGCCTATGTGGCTTGATCATGGATTGCTCACCTTGCGTGAGAAAGCCTGAATCCACTTCTCAAAGTGTTTCGACACTGAGGGGGGTGGGGACAAGGGGTGTCCAACTGAAGTCCTCAGTACACCTCACGCGCGCCAGTAGGCGGCAAGAAGCTGTAGACAGCCGTAGCTTGATGCGTAAAATCAAGGCTCCGCCCAAGATGTATAGTCAACTTGCGCAGCATGACGCACTGGAGCGTCATGACCCGGAGGATGATGAGAGGAAAGAAGATGACAACATTGGCCGCAACCACAATGTTGTAATCGAAATGGCAAATGAAGTTGAACACGAAAACGCCCCGCTGCTTGCAGTAGGCCCTCGTGTCGATGGACGAAGACCACCCTTATTGTCAACCTTAGCCCGTAGAGTCGCAGAGCGATTCCGGGATGTGCTGGGTGCCTCTAACCAGGCACCTGCGGGAGCACAAGGAGCCAACCCCCGGCAGTGTTTTGTGTGTCAAGACGCTGACGGGAATCTATATCACTGCACAGCATGCGGGATGAGTGAGGACAAACTTATCTGCGAGACGTGCGCCAGGCGAAGTCGTAGGGACGACGCCCGGTGTGTGTTTTGCAGGTCAGAACAGTACACTTATGTCTCGGTGGTGGATGCGGGAGAATTGGAGTTTGATGATGTGAGAGAAAATGGCCTACCAGATGTCGTACCAGACAATCGGTGGATGTACAATGCAGATATTGTGCAACAGCCCATGCCTCCACAGCATCGAGTGGTGCCTAGAGCGCCACCAGTGCAACAGCAGCCTGCTAATGTTCTAGCAGCTGTAGCACCCGCCCCCAATGCTCCTCCGCCACCCGGACCCCGCGTGCTTGGTGATGCAGAGCCCCCTGCGCGGATAGATGGTGTTAGACAACCACCAGTCTATTCCGTGCACCGGCTCGACGAGATACCTAACGATGGGTGGAACATAGATAACGCTGACAATCGTGACATTGAAGTGTCACTAGCTCCGTTTAACGTCGTGCACAACCGAAAGGAAACGTGCAGATCGTTTTTCACCTGCGAGACCCCTGATTTTATCGAGGATATCGCGAATCACACTGTAATGCAACATAGGTACCTAATGGAGACAGAGAGGCAAGTGATGTTGCCCGAATCACTACCTGAGGAGATAGCACGCAAGTGGGTATCAACCAGGGATGAGGAAAACGTAGAGTTAGCCATGGTTGTGGCCGCTTTGACTGAGAATTATGGTCGACGCGTGAACACACCGGCCCGCACTCTGTTGGACTGCAAGATGTACATACCAAACATAGCAGCACTCATGACACGTGACGAGGATTACGTCACATCCGCCAACACATCTTACACCACAGACCGGAGGTTTTGGAACGCAGTATCAGCACGCATCAAGGTGCTGTATTACTTGCTGTTGCCATTAATTGCTATCCTGGTGATCATGTTTCAGAAACAAATCACAGATGAAGCAGCCGAGTTCATACTAGACGTGGTTGGAATCACAGGGTTGAAAGGTCCCGTGGTGAAAATCATGTTATTGTGTGTACTACAACCTGTTGTGTCAGAGTTTGTTAAAAGGGCGACATTGAATTACGATGGCACACATGTGCGAGTAGTAATGGGAACTAACTACTGGGTAGTGTTCTGGTATAGTCTAATGATGGCTATGGCATTGAGGGTAAGTGCAGGGATGAGAGTAGTTATTATAATCACTGAGCTGGCGATGGGGTACATGCGATATGTACCTGCAGTCGTCATGCACGTGATAATTAATATCTTACTATTTACGCCGCTGTTACAACTCGTGCGCGCAATCCTATAGTGGAGCGTGGCGCGAGAACCTTCTTGTCAGAGTTGTCATATGACATTTCCAGAATGCCACAGAAACCAAGTGCACGACTAACGATGCAGACCATACATAATCCACAACGTACTAGGTACTGTGTAAAAAAGTATGGGCTGGCCAGTGATGTGTACAGGCCTGTGGTGTTTTCACCCAACCAGTATAATGAAAAAATGTCGCTCGAGGCGCGAGCACTGTGCCAAACACCAGTACCTGATGGTGGCACCATTCGTCTGTTCACGGATTGGTGTCACGCAAACAAAAAACTTATATTTCCCAGATCGTACGGATACAAAATACAGCCCATGGCTTTTGATGAGTATCTGAAGGGTTCAGGCGCTACAGCGTCTGTAAAGCGAATACTATTGGCAACACGAACCAAGCTGGAACGGGAGGGTATCGACGAGTGGTCGACGCTAACATCGGAACAGCTATATAAGTGGACCAAACGTGCCGCGTTCGTCAAGATGGAGTGCAACCTGTATCGTGCAGGTCCCAACATCAAACGCAAGACACCTCGGCTTATACAAGGTGCACCACCGGAATTCGTATGTCTAGTGGGGCCCTGGTTTGCCGCCTTGCAGAAAAAGATAAAACGCGATTGGAACATCAACAACTTCATCACGTATACATCCAGCATATCAAATCTCAAACTAGCAAATAAGCTTGTACGCTTCAACGGCAGGCTTGCAGAGGATGATGTGAGTATGTGGGATGCGTCAGTTGGCCTAGGGCTATGTCAGCTCGAGGCACGAATGACACGTAGATGGTTTAAAGCGCCGCCGGCGGTTGCCGCGCTAGTTGATGCAAATATATTCACACATGGTAAAACGATGAATGGCATAAAGTACAAGGTGCGGGGTACCAGAAAGTCTGGCGATCCGTACACGTCATTGTACAATAGCGTCCTAAATGCGTTATTACATGTGTGGCTTCTAGCTGTACATAACAGGTGGTCATACCACCGCTGCTCTCAGCGGATCACCATGTTCGTACAGGGAGATGATAATGCAATGTCAGTGAGAAATGGAACCTACCCCGATGTGGCTCGAGGAATGCGTGATTTAGGTTTCGATGCAAAATTCATATTACGGTCTAGCTATGTGCAGCTGGAATATTGTAGTATGAGGATCACAAGGGTGAAAGAAGGCTATACGTTTGGTCCCAAGATTGGACGTATATTTGCTAAGACTGGGTATTTCATTAATCCTCCACTGAATGTCTCGAGAGAGTCAATCGTGAGAGGAACAATGCTCGGGCTTGTGCAATCTTGCCATCATCTGGCACCATTGATGAGTCTCATACAAGCGAATTTGCGCCTTTGCGGGGACGCAAAACCGTACAGAATTCGACAGGAGGAGTGGAAGACAATAGGGGTGATGTGCACGGCAACCACGGAAACGATGGCTGACTTGCACGAACAGTATTTTTGGAGCCGTGCCATGCAAAATAGGTTGGATCACACTTTGCAAAGAGTGACTAGCCTTGACGACTCAATTGATACACCTCTAGTGCGCTTGCTGTGTGACGTGGACACATCAGCGCCCAAACTACTTCTTTGATATCTGACATAATAGGGAGCTGGACCCTTCAACTAGCGGCCTAGGAGGCCGATATCACACATATTTTGCTGTACAGATAAAACAGCTCCAACCCTGTGGCGGGGTATGGACTTCATCAGGGTCACAGCGCCCCCACAACCGTCAACAACCTACAATAATCACTTCGGTCAGCTGCACAGTAAAACTTACGAGTATGTGCTCCTGGTGTGGTGTGAGGAAGTTAGCGAGGTCAGTGGAAAGTTGTGGCTCAGCCAAATGTGCATTGTACGATGCACAGATTAGAGGGACAGGTGTGCAGGGAAAGTGTGTATGACAGCACATGATTATCTGCCCATCGGCGTCTAGTCATGATTATATATAGTACGAACACCCTAGTTTTGGACTGGTTAAAGTCGCCGTCGCCTACAGCAGGTAGTACGGGCCAGTAAGATGCTCACCATTCTAGGGTCAAGAGCAAGTAAACAGACATGAGTACATCTACTAAAAAACAATCAAAACCTACCGGAGGTAAAACCGGAGACAAGACGATGAAGGCCGTTGCACCTCCACCCACACCGAAGCTAACGAGCAAGGCAAAGGTCAAGAGGCCGCAGATCTATGGCAGAGGTGACTACGTGGCTGACGCCGTGGACTTCTTTGACAAGGACAACGTGTCTGAGGGATTCGTGAATAAAGGTGCTCGCAAACTGGGGGAGTTTGTGGGTGACAAGTTCGGGTTTGGACGGGAGATTGGGAATGCAGCCTCGAAGCTCGCAAAGATATTTGGGTTTGGCGACTACACAGTGGATCAACCACGCGCTGTCAACCACAAATTCAATCTGCGGAGCAATTCATTCGCTGGTGCATCACCACCTACGTTCAGCAATGGGAAGGGAGAAGATATTGTGATGATCAGACGAGAATATGTAAAGGACATAACATCGTCGGGACTGTTCAAATCACAACGATTCTTCCTCAACCCTGGCAACCCCGAGTTGTTCCCATGGCTGTCGCAGTTTGCAAGGGGGTACGAGGAGTACCAATTTCTGGGGATGGTCTTCGAATTCAAGTCCACATGCTCAAGCGCCATCTCTACTGGTGGTGGCATGGGCACAGTGATCATGGCAACGGACTATGATTGCATGGACACGAACTACGTGGACAAACGGACGATGGAGGCGTCCGAGTACTCTAACTCAGCAGCACCCTACGTGTCATACTTGCACCCCATTGAGTGTGACACGAGTCGCAATGTTCTTGGCAAGATGTACGTTTTGCCAGGCGTAAGCGACATTTCACAAATCACCACCACATCTGGACTGGTGCAGGACCCAAGGTTTGCATCTCTCGGGCAGTCGTATATTGCTGTCGAGGGGAATGCGGATACAGGCACTGTTATCGGAGAGCTGTGGGTGTCGTACAAGATCAAGCTGTCCAGGCCAATACTAGAGGCTGGGCATGCTAATATCGACACTCTACAAACTCTGTCCACAGTGGTGAACACAGACGGTTCGTTCGTAAACCAGGGTGGTGCTTCGGCACCATTTAGGTCGGTCGTTCGCGGCGGCACGGGATTCAGTGTTGTATCATATGGTCAGGGTGCGTCGCCGTATGTCATAATCAGGTTCACAGGTACGTCACCAGGAAAGTTCATGCTCCACTGTGTGGGGCTATTGAGGACACCTGGTGTGACGTCAACGTGGACAGCAGGGCCGTCTCAATTGATCACCAATACAGGATGGTCATATGATGCAGACCTGCTGCCTGGTACCACACCAATGGGTACCGACAACAGATACATGACAGGGGCGTACACAACAACAACCACACCATATGGTATACCAACTGGGTCATTGCACAACTGCTACACCATGACACATGTCGGCATTTTCACGCCGACTAGTGGTGGTGGTGCTTATAACACCATCACACTGCAGATACCGGTCAACACGTCAAATCAATCATCATACAACATAACAATCATAGGCCTACCCCTGCTTGCATCAACGTCGAGGGTTCGCAACGAGCTTCATAAGATCGTGTCTGCGAACCACACAAGAGATGCAGTTTTGGACCCACCGCGTGACACGGACTCCAAACAGGACGAGAGCTCGTCCAGCAGTGACACAGGGCCAACAAGAGACGACAGCGAGGAGGAAGATGGTAGCGGAATATACCTGAGATCTGATTCAAAGTGGTCAGCGCCTTACGGTGGTGCTACTCCCACCCGAATGGTGCAAGTCAACAAAAAACAAGCAGTAGCAATACAGAGAGAAATCAACACCAACGTTGAAAATAACCGTGCACGAGCCAGCAATAACACTGACCCGCCTGCACAATCCAGAAGCAGCAACACACATCACCCCGGGACAGACACACCCGAGGAAATTACAACGGATACATATCGACGAGAGTATGCAGAATGGATGAAAAACAACGCCAAAAATAAACAAGTCTTAGCCATCACACAGGGCACGGACACTCAAAAGTCACCGGAGGCATAACACTGCCGGTGATACCGGGGCAGCAACAACATGGAGCATGTGTATCAATATCCGTAATTGAAACACACCACGTTGTATGTGCGTAAAGCGACCACACCCGTAGCAGCTAGGCAGCAATGCCTAAGTGACAAACTCCAATCTGGTTTGTCATTGACACCAAGGATGAGAAGGAAAACTCCCCAAACCCTGTTAAGACCTTAACAAATAACTGACAGTATTCCACAGAATCAC